TCCACCAGCCCCGCTGCTTTGCGCAGCTTGGATCGTTGTTGTGCCCACTCGTAGTGCAGAGTGTCGGGTAGGGCGTCGATTGCCTCGCGCATCCGCTTATTCTGCTCGAGCAGGTCATTGGCGACCTGCCTCAACTCCCGCAGCGTCTTGGCTTGGTCAAGGAAAGCGCATTGCTCATGCGCTTGGGCCCACGTCTGGACAAAGTGAGACAAGTCCTTGACCGGCAACGGCAGCGCCAGCGGCTCGCGCTGACCGCAAGCCTTGCACCACAGGTTACTGCCCTGCACTACCACATGATCAGTGTTCATGGCGCAGCCTCCAGTGCGGCGACCAGCGCCTCGGCTTCGGTCGAGTGGGTTACCTGCGACAAAGTCTGGAAAGTGGAGCCGTGATGATGTCCGTCCACGACGCGCCGATAGTATCGACCGTTGCTGTACGACGACGTCACGCACGCAATGCCGGGGTCGTTCCACGCCTCCCGCACCAGCGCGAGCAAGCATCCCAGCGTGGCAGGGTCGGAAAGTTCCGGAAGGCATGCGCTAGTCAAAGTCACGATGCCGCCATCACACTCGGAGCAGGTGTTATCCCATTCGTCCCAACCACGTGCACTGTAACCTGTGTCGTAGCAAACTCGCGTGAAATCTTGGGTTTGCATCCCCGGCATCCATCGCCAGTGCTTGCACGCCACGGCCCGACGTGCGAGAGCTTGCATCTGATCGTTCACGGCTCCACCTCCCGTTCCTCGCGCCAGTATTTGCCGCACCACACACAGTGGCCATACGCCAGCCCGCCCACGCTGTAGCCTGTAGTGGTCATGTTGTGCCCTGTCGCCACGCCGCACTTCTCGTGCAGGGCTTCGCGTGCGGGTCGTTGCTGCTCCGCGATCGCCTCCAGCGCAGAGGTCGACGCGCTGCGGCGCATCACATCGAGTCGCCAGTACTCAGCGATGATCTGCTTCTTGACCTGCTCGTCGCTCATTGATCCATCTCCTTCCTCGGCAGCGTTCGCGGTCGACCGCCGGGGCCTCGCGACGGTCGCGACGGGTCGAGCTGGCGCAGGCGCTTGCGAAGGCTCTTGAGCGCGGCCAACGTCATGCCCAGCCGGCGGGCGGCCTCGGGCAGCGTGGCGCACTGGTCGCAGACGTGGTCAATCCATGCAACGTCGGCGGCAGTTCGGGCTTTGGCGGTCATCGGGTCTCCACGTCGCGCCGGTGTCGGCGGCAAAAGGTGCATCGCTGGCTGCGGCTGGCCCAACGGTGCGCTGGCAGCTGGCACTCGATGACCTGCGCGCGGTACCAGGCTTGGTAATGCGCCATGCACAGGTTGCGAGCCAAGCGCTTGCGGCCGCACTCGGTGCAGGCAGCCGTGGGCGGCAGGATGGTGGGGCGGCCTCGGGAGCCTTGGCTTCGTTTGCTACTCACGGCGGCTAACTTATGCTCCCTCGTTGGACTTTCGGTCGACTGGCTTTGCTAACGCTTTGCTAATACGCTGGCCAATCCAACGCACCACCGGCACCGCCCAAGAGTTGCCGAGGGCCTTGTAGCGAGGCCCATCGGGACAGTCCGACGCCGGCTTTTTCTTCCACGGGATCATCGTGTAGTCATCGGGGAACCCTTGCAGGCGCTCGCATTCACGCGGTGTCAGGCGGCGAACAGCCATAGGCGTCACCGCCATATGCTTGGGCGGGTTGTGACGCTCGTCCCCGCCGTTGAGACAGGCGGCGACGTCGGCCTGTTCGTAGCGCGGGGCTTCGTCCGAGCTGTGCGGGCTGGTGGCTTTGACGAAAGCAACCACGTTGAAGCTATCGGATCGACTATAGTCGTGCGATGTCGTTTCAAGCGTAGCCGCTACGTCTGATTCGCTGTTGCCCGCAAAGCATAGCGAAGCTGTGTCGGCAACTCCTTTCCGCGCTTCTCGGCTCGGCGCAATATCCCGTCGCAGGCCATCGGACTCAAATAAAATCGCGGCTGGATTGAGCCCGTTTCGAGTACCTGCGACAACGAACACACGGCGGCGTCGTTGGGCCAAGCCGAAATATTGGGCGTCGAGGACCCGCCACGCGACTGCTCTCGTGGGTCCAAGCACACAACCAGCGTCCGTCCATCGGCGCCCTGCCGGCTTGAGTGCGCAATCCTCCCCGGCAAGAGAGCCAAGGAAGCAGCCGAATGCGTTGTCCTCGGTGTTGAGTACGCCGGGGACGTTCTCCCAAAAGATGATGGCTCGATCTTGGCCTCGTCTGAGGCGAACAGCGTCAATTGCATCAGCGATCTCCACAAAGGTGAGGGTCAGGTTGCCGCGGGCGTCGTCGAGCGACCGCCGCAGGCCGGCAACGCTGAACGCTTGGCAAGGAGTACCGCCGCAAAGGAGGTCGGGCGCCTCGACATCGCCGGCGCGAATGCGACCAGGTAGCGCGGTCATATCGCCGTGGTTCGGCGTGGCCGGGTAATGATGCGCGAGCACGGCTGACGGAAACGGTTCGATTTCCGAGAACCATGCAGCTCGCCAGCCAAGCGGCTTCCATGCCACCGACGCTGCCTCGATACCGCTGCACACGCTACCAAATCTCATGCGCCGGAAGGTAGCGGAAAGCGGGGCGCGGCGTCAATAGTTTACGTCGTCGCTTTCCTCGTGATCGGGTGCCAGTAGCTCGTGCGGACCGAGCGTTTCGGCGCCGGGCACTTGGTCGCGGGCGGCCAGCTCGCGCAGCCATGCGAGGTCGGCAAAGCGGATCACGGGTGGCGGCAGCGGCTGGTGGCAGTGTGGGCAGGTGGTCATCCGGCTTCCCTCTCGGCCCGGTCGGCCTTGGTGATTTGGGCATGGCAGCTGACGCAGACTGCGTGCAGCAGAAACAGCGGCGTAGCGCCTAAGCGGTTGTGGTAGCGGTAGGCGCGCGACCCGTCATGGTGGACCTGCACGGCCGTGCGGGTGCAGCCGGGAAGCGCGGCCTGACATCGGCCACCGTCACGGCGCAAGACGAGCTGGCGCGCGGCTTGCCAGGCGTCGCCTTGCAGGTAGTCGCTATAGGCCTGCCACCAGTCGGCATCCTCGGCAGGTTTGGCGGCTTGGCGCATGGCGTAGCGCTGCTGGGCGAGGGCTTGCGCGGCGCGACCGGCCTCGTCCCGCTTGGCTTGCCAGCTCTCGGCAGCGGCAGTGTCGGCTGGTTCGGCCTCGGGATGGTCGGCCAGCTTGTGGACCGTCGAGTCGAGACAGCCGCAGTCGAGGCATTGCTGCCGGATGCTGCGGGCACCGGCCGCGGTCGTGACGAGCACATACCGCGAGACCAGGTGCATGCAGCGCGGCAGACCGTGGCGCCAGAGCTTGCGTTGGGACTTATCAAAAAGCACAAACTCCTCCGCTATTCTGGTTCACGGGATGGTTGTTCGCACATGCCCCACCGGACGCAACCGTCATCGCGTGTGTGGCCAGCAAAGAGCTCGAATTGTTTGCCGCCTCGCTTGGTCATCGACCATTCGACCACCTTGCGGATGGGAACGCATTTATAGCGCCCGCTGGCGTTCGGCGCCGAGTCCTGAAAGAAGGTTGGCGGGTTCAGCTCGCGGTCAAACAAGCGAGCTCGCGTCGCTTCCCACTTTTCCCAAGCAGCCGAGCCCTTGTCGGGTTCGGGCGGCGGATTGTCGGTCCAGGCTTTGCGATCCCGGTGCCACCGGTCGAGCGCGGCTTCGCCGACTTCCTTCTCAAGAGCTTCAATTTCGTCAATCCTCGCTGGGTCGGTGATTGCCAGCAGACGGATCTCAGACTTTCGCGAGTTGATGCACGGCCAGCAACCGACGCGCTCGGCCCCCTGCAAGTACAGCGGATTTGGCCGCAGGTTGTGTCGCTTGTGGATGGCGATCACATCGTCGACCGTCCAGGCAAGGATCGGGCGCCACACTTCGCAGTCAAACGTGTCGCTCCACTCCCATTCAACCGCTCCTGCGCGTTCGCGCGACTCGTCGGAACGGATGCCGATCGCGTTAACAAAGTCATCGTCGCGCTCGCGCAGATACCGCTGCATAGGCTGGATCTTGAGGTCGCGCGTGCAGAACCGGATCTGCCGCGACGGAAACATGCCTTTATGCAGAATCAGATCCCGCATCAGCCGGGGGCCGCGGATCTCGGTGATCGGACCAAGAACGCGCGCTAGGTCGCCTCGAAGGTAGTCCAGCGTCACCGGGTTATCCCATCCGGTCAGCTGATGCACTGGCTCGAATGGGATATCTTGTTCCAGAAACCAGAGGCACATTGCCGTCGAGTCCTTGCCGCCGCTGACGTTGGCGATCACGGTTCGGCCGGCAAGCGTATTTTTGAGATTTGCATCCATGCTGGGTCACCTCAGAATGGCACGTCGTCGCTGGCGGCCTGCTTCGGGCCGAGAGCCTGCACGGTGTCGACGATCAGAACAACGTCGCGCCGCTCGATGCCTTGCTTGTCCGTCCACACGTTGGGCTCAAGACGGCCGGCGAGAAGGACGGCATTGCCCTTGCGGAGCTTGGCGGCGAACTCGGCGCTTTTGCCAAACACAGTGGCCGCGAGCCAGAGGGTCTGCTGCTTGTCGCCGTAGCCCACGCTCGACGCAACGCGCAGGCGCGTAACGGCAGTGCCACTAGCGGCGGTCTTGCTCTCGGCGTCGGCGCCGAGGCGGCCGGCGATGGTCAGGTGATTGTAGTTGGCTGCCATCAGTCTTGACTCCAGTGCGGACGGGCCGCGGGTGTAGTGTTGGCCACAAGGCGCACGCCGCGCCAACTGCGGGTGGCGTTGCTCTTGAGCTCGCGGATACCTTCCTTGGCGAGGCGGTCGGCGACGGTCTTAGTGCTGAGGACGGGCAGGCCGTTCTCGATGCACCACATTTCAAAGGCGCGGCGGAACTCGGCTTTTGTCGTTGAGTAAGCGCTGGCTGGGTCAACGAGGCAGCAATCCTCGAGAAACTGGCCGACGACGTCCTCGGCCTCGCGGTACTCGAGCGACGCCGCCTCGACAGCGCGACACAGTCCGAGCTTGTCGCTGTGCCAAAGCTGGGCGCCTTCAATTGCCCATGTCAGGATTCCATCGGCCTCGGCCAGTAGCTTAGACGGCAGCTCGCGATCGATCTGGTGCTCCTCGATCTGAGCTTCAAACGGCACCAGCCGCATCCGGCGCCACATGCCGCGGTCGGTGCCACGGATGCGCGGCTTGCTGTTACCGCTAAGCCATAGCGTCCACGTCGGTTCGTGCTCCTCGTTGTCCTGATGGAGGCGCCGGGCCTTGACGGCGTCGCCGCCGGTAAGCTCCTTCACCTTGCCCTCGTCGAGGGTAGCCGTCGGACTGACCTCGGAACCACAGGCGAAGCGGACGCCGAACAGGTCGGCGATCTCGGTGGTGTGCGGCTTGTTTTTCTGCAATTCGAAGAAGCTGCCGGGCAGGATGCAGGCATAGTCGCCGAGGATGCGGCGCAAGGCATTGAGGATACTGCCTTTCCCGTTGCCGCCGCCACCGAAGGCAAAGCAGAAGATCTGCTCCTGCTGGTGACCGTAGAGGCTGGCTCCGACCGCGCGCTGTAGCCACGACACCAGCTCGGCGTCATCGCGCATGGCCCATGTGACCAGCGCTTGCCACGTCGGCGCGGTGGAGCCGGGGACATACGCGGCGCGGGTGATGCGACTGCAATAGTCCTCGGGCCGGTGCGGGTGCAGAACGCCGGTGCGTAGGTCGACGAGGCCGGATTGTGTGTTGAGCACATGCGGGTCGGCGTCGAGGATCTGGTGGGTGATGGCGATCCGGCGGTCGGCTTGGGCCAGCGTGACCATGGCGCGCTGACGGGCCAGTGACTCGGACTGGTCGGCCCATCGGCTGATCGCGGTGGCTTGTGCGGTCGTTGTGGCGTTCTCGATGTCGCAACGGATGGAACGGGCGACAAGTCGGGCCGCAAGGTAGCGCTCCTCGGTCACGTCGCTGGCCCATGCCTTGCCTGTCCACCGCAGCCATTGATCACGGCTGGCAACGTAGCGGTATTCAGCCGCGAATTGGTCGGCGAAGCGCTCCGCGTTGCCTAGGTCGGTGAGGGGGCGAATCATCGGGCCACCTCCTGCACCGTGCGGTCGTAACGTGCGCGGGCACTGCGGGCCATGGCGCGGATGACGTCGGCCTCGCTTGGTCGGTAGCCGATGAGCTCTAGCACGTCGGCGAGGCGTCGGCCGTCGCAGTGGGCGTGCGAGCAGTGGAAGGTGGCGGGGTCCGACCAGATGACCGTGGAGGTCGAGCGGCCGTCGAAGTCAGGGTGGCTGTGCTCGCCGGTCCATGGGCAAATGACGGCGTACTTGCCGCCGCCGATGTCGCGCGGCGCAAAGCCTGCTTGGCCGAAGATGCCGACGACGTCGAGCGTGGACCAGTCGACCGCCGCCAGACTGCGGGCGCGCGGCTTGGGCGGTGCTGGTCGAGGTAAGGGCGGAAGGTCGGCGAGGACTTGGGCGCCGGTGTAGCTGCAGCCGCTGTCGTCGGCGAGGTAGACGCTGAACGGGCCTTCCTTGCGGTGGAAGAAGCCGGGGACGCGCATCACACGGTCGAGGTTGTGGATCTTGCTGTCGCTGTTGTAGTGCTTGATCAGGCGTCGCTGGGCGTCGCGGAAGTCGTGCAGGGGCATCGAATCGGCAAGGCACCAGTAGGCGTGGACGCCGGCCGACGAGCGGACGACCATCGAGGGCGGCAGGTGGAAGGCCGCGGGGATGAAGCCGTCGGTGTCGATCCACAGGGCGCGGATGGCTGTCACGTTGGCAGCTCGGCGGCCTTGGCCGTCGGTGGCGTTGACCGTGGCGAACACGCCGCAGCCGTTGTCGTTGGCCTGCGACAGGCGGTAGGCGGCGGCGGACAGTGGGGCGTGGAAGTGGGCCGCGCGGGTCTGGTCGCGTCGCACCTGGTCGTCGTCGAATACCTGCCACGTCATCGGCGTAAGGGTGGAGCCAGTCAGGATGCGGACAAAGGTCGAGGCTTGGGCGAGGTCAGGGCGCATGGTGGCCTCCTGCCATCGCCCACGACACCAGCACGCGCAACACCGGCAGTCGCGGAGACAGACACGCGACGTCGGATCGTACTGATGCCGTGGGCGATAGCTTGGAGGTCGGCAAGGCTGTCTCCTCGTGGCTGGCGACGGGTTGCGACCGTCGATGCGGACGCTACAGCCGACAAAGGACGGCGTCAAGCGGGACGTCGCGGGACACGCAGGACACAGCGGGGACGCGGTTCGGGGCGGCAAAGTCGCCCGTAAGATGCTGGGATGACTGTAGAAGGGACAAGAGGGACACTCTTTCCTAGGAAAGAGAGATATTAAAAACACACACTAATTACGATCCGCAATTACGTATATAGCAACAGTTGCAGCCGGTCCGTGTCCCGCAAGACCCGTGCGGCCTAAGTCGGTGTGCGAACAGGTGAAATGGCAGGATACGGCGCGTCCCGCGCGGGACAAGGGCGGGTTGCCCTTGACGGCAGGCCTAGGCGCGGCGCAGGCTGGTGGCATGAAGCGGATACCGTGGACACGATGGCCGGCTGTGAATAGGGCAATTCTTGAGGTCTGGCAGCTGCACGGACGGTTGGACGGGCATGTGAAGCGGATGGCAAAGGCCCCACCCCAATTTCTAACGGGGTGGCCCTGGGCGCGGGGTCTTACGCCACCGCACTTTTTGGACGGTATTCTTTCCAAAGCGCGCAACCCACGGAAATCCGTGGCTAATGCGCTTCGATGTTTGGCGAGGATCTGTGCGGGGACGTAAACCAGCCACCGAGATCAACACGACGCGGACGCGGCCACGGCAGCCCAAGGCCGACGCCGAGCGCAAAGCGGCCGAGGTCATCACCGGCCGCGTGTTTGCTTTGCACGGCGGCGAAGTTGCCAAACCTAAAGAAGAAGAAGTCGCGGAGTCCACCGCGTTGGCGACGTTGGCCGCAGTGTGGGGCAAACCATGACGCAAGGACGTCCATCGGTTCGAACACCGGAGGTCAAAGCGCGGTTGGTCGAAGCGCTCAAGCTAGGCGCCACGTATCACGATGCGATCCAAGCCGCGGGCCTATGCCGGTCGACGTTCCACGACTGGCGACGCGAGGATCCGGCGCTCGTCGAGGAGCTCGAAGCGGCCCGCGCCTATCACCGCTTGATGGCGCTGAAGCGGATTGAGCGAGCAGCCAAGCGCGACTGGAAGGCGGCCAGCTATTTGCTCGACCGCCACGCCAAGCTAGACCCGCGGGACGCACCCGACACCGAGGAGCTGCGGCTTGCGGCCGAGCGCGGCATCACGGCGACCGACGCTGCCGTTATGTGGCAGCGGCAACTGCAGGTGCTCGAGGGCGCGTATCAACGTGGCGAGGTCGACGCGACGTCCTACCTGGCGCATATGTCTCGGCTCACTGCCGAGGCGCGGCACTTGGCCGACCAGCGCATGCGCCAGCTATCGCCCGACGGCACGCCGCAGGTGGCGCTATCGCTCACGCTCGATAGCACCGGCATCCGCGACCCGGCCCCGCTGCCGGCCGGTGTCGAGCCAGCTCGGCGGGCAAGCGCTGGCGGCGACCTAATTGACGTGGGCTGATGCAGGTATCGCTCGACATTGCCGACCTGTTCGCACCGTACCGCAAGCAGGCCGAGTTTCTTGCGGCGCCTCACCGCAATCGCTTTTTCCTTGCGGGCCGCGGCGCGGGCAAGTCGTGGACGCTGACGCTAGACGCGCTGTTGCAGGCCGTGGTGAACCCCGGCTGTCCCGGCGCACTGCTCGGCCGTACCGAGCGCGACCTAAAGAAGAACTTGCTCCCCTTCCTGCGAACGCACTTGCAGACCCTGCGCGACGCTACCGGCTTCAACTGGATCAAACGGTACAGCGCAGACGATTCGGCGATCTACCTGCACAACGGCAGCACCATCTATTGGCAAGGCTACGAGCGCGTAGACAAGCTGCGCGGCCAAAACCTGGCATGGGTCGCCGCCGACGAGATCTGCTGGTCTGAGACGAACGAGCTTACCGTCTACGAGACCTTGATCAGCTGCATTCGCGTGCCGTGCCCGCGGCCATCGTTCGCGGTGGCCAGCTCGCCCAACGGTTTGAGGGGCGTCACCAAGCTATTCCGAGATCGGCAACTTGAGGATCATCCCGACTTTTTTGTTGCCCGCGCAACCAGTTATGACAACCCGTACCTTGATCGTCACGTCGTCGACAGCTGGAAAGACGCGATGTCGGTGCGGCGCTACGAGCAGGAGATCCTAGCGCTTGCGCTTCGTCCGATGTCGGCGATCTATGGTGAGTTTCGCGAGGCGCGGCACATCGTGCCATGGTCTGCAAAGCACCACCCCGAAGCTAGGTGGGTGATTGGCGTAGACTGGGGCCTAAATCGCGCGGTCGCTGTAGCGATCCAAGTGATGCCTGACGGCCGGTGGATAGTATGCGACGAGCTGGTGCGCCAGCCCGAAAGCCGCGGTCACTTTCGAGCAGACCTTCAACGGTGGATCGATCACATTTGCAGCGGTGGCGTGCCGCACTTGATCAGCGCCGACCGCGCAGTGCCCGAGGAAAACGTGTGGTTGCGTCAACTTTACAGCCCTCGCCGCACAATGGTTCTGTCGCTGTCGAGCAAGGCCGACCAGTACGTGCGAAGCGGTATTGCTCAGGTGCAGGATATGTTGGCGCCAGTGACTGGCGAGCCGCGGCTACTGTTTGCGCACTCGCTGGCCAAGACCTACAGCGGCAACGTCGCCGGCATTGTGCCGAGCATGGCGGCCTACCGGTACATGCTCGACCGCGACGGCAACCCGACCGACATCCCGGCCAAGGACAACCTGCACGACCATGCGGTTGACGCGCTGCGTTACGCCATAGTTGCGGGTTCACGGTTCAAGGAGCTGCACGGCGGTAAACTGCCGGGGCGGTTTGCGGTCGCCAACGACGGCGTCGACAACGTGCCTCCGCACTTGCGCTAGCGTTGCGCCGCCGTACACTAGGCGCGGAGGTGTCTGCCGATGTCGCTCTTTTCGATGGCGCGCGCCGAGCGCTGGGACATCACCAAATTTCAGAACAAGTCGCTGCAGTTGTCGCAGTTCCTACGCGGCGACTTCAGCTCGATCCGGGCCGAGCTTGATAAGGTGTTCCCGAACACCAATAACCTTCAAGAGCGGTTTGTGCCGCTGGTGCAGCGGTACGCCTACGAGCTGACCGGCTTCTATGGTCGGCCAGTCGTGCGGCGGTTCTTTAGCACACAAGCAGCCAATGCCGATCCGTTCGTCAAGCTGCGCGAGGTCTACCGCGCCAGCAAGGTCGACCGGGCGTTGCACCAGGCGCACCGCGAGCTAATGGTTCAACAGACCGTGATCCTTGCGGTGCTTCCCGACGGCGTCGGCAAGGTCAAAATTCTGTCGTTTGAGCCGTGGCAGGTTGAGTGGGAACCCGGCGACCCGCTGCGGGCTGACGACATCCAGCACGCCGAAGAAGTCGAGCTTGCCGTACCGGTGGGCTACTCAGAAGGCTTCGTCACTTATGGCGAGCTGCATATGTCGGCCTCGGAAATCTACATCGAGAAGGGCGGCCAGAAGCTGCCGGTGTACGGCAACAGCACGGCCAACCCGTTTGGCGGTAAGATCCCGCTTATCGTGTTGCGAGCGGAGCAGCCGCAGCCGGGCCGCTGGGCCTCGCCGGTCAATGAGCCGCTCTTGTCGATGCAGATCGCGCTTTGCTTGAGCGAGGCCGATACCGAGCTGCTGGTTCACACTCAGGCTTGGGGCCAAAAGGTGCTTGAGAATGCGCAGATCGCGCAACAAGTCGAGGAGATGCAAGTCGGCCCCGACCGCGTCTTGGCGCTGGTCAACACCGACCCGACCGCACCGGCGCCGCGGCTGACCATCGTTCAGGGCCAACCGCCGCTGGCGCAGATCACTAGCTGGAACGAGTCGCGCTTGCGGCTGCTGTGCTCCATGTTCGACCTGCAGCCCGATGCGTTTTTGAAGGTGGCGACCGCGGTTACGGCCTCGGCCCGCGCCGCTGACGCGAACGACCGCGAGCAGGCAAAGGACAAGTACAAGCCGATCTTTGCCGACGCCGAAAACGAGCTGTGCCAGCTGATCGCCATGGTGCTGAACCTGACGGAGCCCGTGCAGATCCCGGCGGATACGGTCGTCGAGGTGCGCTACCAGACCTACGAGGTGCCGGCCGATCCGCTCCATGAGTCGCAGGCGCTGCAAATGGAAATTGCCCAGGGCATCACGTCGCCCGTCGACGTCGTTGCCGACCGCGACGGCATCACGCGGCAGTCGGCCTACGACAAGATCAAGCGCAACCTGCAAGAGTCGCGCGACCTTGGCGTCCTGCCGCCCGAGCAAATGCCGACGCCTGAAACGGTGCCGCAGTGATCGAGGTTCGCGTTAGGTACACGAGGGCGGCGCAGGCCGACCCCAGCCTGATGGCGAAACTGCAACAGCCGATGGTGCTAGGCCAAGCGCTGGCGCGTCGAGTCGTTGAGCGCGTGTCGAAGCAAGGTCAAACGGCAACGCCGGCTAAGCCGTATTCGCGGCGTCGCGGACTGTATGAGATCAACAGCGAATACGCGCGAGCGCTCGGCGTGACAAAAACACGCTACGGCAGTTCGGCGCAATTTCACGACGCAATCGGCGCGAAACAAGGCGCTTTTCGCGTCACTGGCGCAATGTGGAAAGGTCTACAGGTGCGCAACGTCGGGTCGTCGGGCGTCCTGATCGACTTTGCTGGCAGCTCTTACGGCAGCCAAGTGCAACAGTCGACGACCAGAAGCGGGCGCCAGCGGGCGCGACCGACTAAGGTGCGCAACCAGCAGAAGGCCGGCGCCGTATTTAGCCGTTCCGGCGTGAACGTGATTCAGCCCAAAGAGCAAGAAACCGAAGCCATGGTGGCGGCAGTCACTCGATGGTCACAGCAAATCGTCGGTCGCATATTGGGCGCCGACGCTGGCTCGTTTACGACGACGGGCGATCAACAACTGCTGCGGGACATCCTGCAGCATTACGACGGGAGCAGATAGCATGGACGCAAGCACCACCGCACCAGCTACTACCGCCGCACCAGCGGCACCACCAGCAGCACCAGCCGGGCCGCCGGTCGACGACGTCGCCGCGCTGAGGGCCGAGCTGGCAGCGCTGAAGTCTGCCGAGGAGGCGCGCCAAGCGGCGGCAGCCAAGGCCGGCGAGGAAGCAGCAGCCAAAGCCGAAGAGGAGCGCAAGGCAAAGCTGTCGGCAGAACAGAAATTCGCGGAGGAGCTCGCGGCGCAGCGGTCGCAGATCGAGGAGACTCGCAAGCAACTTGCCGACGAGCGGCGCAACCTGGCGCTTGAGCGGCTGGGCGTGCAAGAGAAGTTCCGCAGCTTTGCGCCGGCGGTGGATCCGGGCGATCCCAAGGGCGCCAAGGCGCTAGAAAACTGGGCCAAGGACAACCCCGAGCTGTTGCGGCAGCAGGCGGTGCCGGTCTCGGATGCGCTTTCGCACCTCAAGAGCAAGGCCGGCAGTGCTTTGCGGGCTGTGATGAGCGGCGAGAAGAAGTCAACGCTTGTGACCGAGCGCAACCTCAGCAAGATGCGCTAACCCTTGCAACCGCGCGGGGGCAGTGTACCCTTGCGCACGGAGGCCAATATGGCGACGCGAAAGACTGGCGAGAAGGACGTGGCAGCGGTGGTCGAGCCTGTTGGGCCGGCAATGCCGGTGCTGCCGTCTGACGAGGAAGTTGCGGCTGCACGTGCAGCGCGTAAGGCGGCAGGGACGTACACCGAGCTTGCACCGGGCACCGTGTTGGGCCTGCCTGCTGGCTGGGCATCGGCCAAGCTTGACCCGGCGCTGGCGGAAAGCCGCAAAGCCGAGCTGCGGGCCAAGTGGGCCGCCAAGGGCTGGATCCAGCTGGAAGGGCTCCAGCAGGTGATCGGCTATCCCACCGGCTGCGAAGTCTGGGTCAAGCGGAGCGAGGACTACGAGTCTGATCGCCGCGAGCTCGGCGAACGCATCCGGCAGATGGCGGCGCAGGGTTCTTTCTTGCTGGGCCAAGCCTAGCTTAGAGGTGCATGATGGCTAACTCTCTCGACAATCTGATCCGCGTTTCTCAGGCCGCTTTCGTTGACGCTCTTGCGTCGTCTACCGAGCAGTACGCGCAGTGCTGCCAGGTGCTGGACTACGCCGGCGGCTCGGCCCAGCTGATGGCGGTGAACGCCGGCGGTCTGGCCACCGAGGTGACCGGCGCCACCAGCAGCGTCTCGGCTACCGACCTCACCAGCGGCATCCGCGTTGTGACGCAGAAGGCGTTTGCGCTCAAGCACCGGATGCCGCGCCAGCAGCTCCCGTGGCTGGTGGAGTCGGCCGCTACCGACATCGCGGTCAGCTTGGCCAACGCCGCTGCGCAGAACATCAACAAGCTGTACTTCGACGGCCTTGAGTCGCTGTTTGCGTTGGCTCACCCGATGGCGGGCGCCAACAACGGCCAGGTCGGCAACGGCAAAAAGTTCATCGACACTGGCTTGTCCTTCCTGCAGGGTCAAGCCGGCGCCGGTACGCAGTCGAACCTGCTCACCGACGCGCTGTCGGAGAACAGCCTCAACAGCGCGCGCGAGATTCTGCGGAAGTACAAGAATCAGCAGGGCTTGCCGCTCAACATGGGCGATTCGTCGTACGTGCTGGTTGTCGGCCCGAAGAACGAGAAGATTGCGCGCCAGCTGCTCGGCTCGCAGTTCACCTCGGCCGCGCTTCAGGTCAACATCAACCAGGGCTTTGCGACCCCGGTGGTATTCCCGCTGACCACCGATGACGACGATTGGTTCTTGATCGACACGGTCAAGAGCCCCTGCGGCATCTGGATGGGCGAGCCCCCGATGATTGACGTTCTGCCGTCGGAAGATGGTCTGTTCGTCAACTTCGTGGCGCAGTTCTCGGCGAGCTTCTACACGAAGGCGTATGAGTTCGGCATCGTGGGCAGCAACGTGGCCTAACGTCCGGGGTGGGTTTTGCGGCGGGGGTCGGGCGGCTTGACGGTCACCGGCCCCCGCCAGCAAGCGGAGGTGTGCGGTGGGTATCGAGCTGCTGTACGACAGAGCGACGACGATCACGCATGCCGACATGTCGGGCCTTGTCCCGACCGCCGCGACGGTGGTCTTGCGGGCGCCCAACGGCAGCCAGTTGCAGGCGCCCGCGGTCACGCTGTCGACGATCAACACGCACGCAAACGCCAGCTCCACGGCGCTGATGCTCGACCTTGATTCGGTCGCCGGCGTCAAGGTGGGCCAACCGCTGGCAGTGACTAGCTACGGCGAGACCTACGTCTGCACGCCGGTGCGCATCGATGGACTGCACGTTCACCTAGCAGCAGCGCTGCCGGTGGCGCCAGCCAACAATGACACGGTCAAAGGCCTGACGATGTCGGCCAGCCTGAGCGCGCTAGGACTGGCGGCGCTTGGCGCCGGCTACCAGGTCGAGTGGCGCTACGAGAATGCGACGGCAAAGGGCTTCGCGACGGCCGAGGCCGCTTGTGTGCGCTGGCTGTGGCAGCCTGCCATCACGGCACCAGAGATCGCCGAGCTGCTTGCGACGGTCTACCAAACGACGCGGTCGGAGGACTTCTGCCGCGGTATCGCCGACCGGGTCAACGACAAGATCCGAAACGCCATTGAGCAGACTGGCCGCCGGCCATTCCTTTATGTTTCGCCGCGGGCCTTTGCTGAGGTCGGCCAGATTGGCGCCCGCTGGGTGCTGGCTGACATGGGCATTGCGTTGGTCGGCGACATTGCCACGTTGGTGCGCGAGTACCGCTACGCTTTCGGCGATGAGCTTGAGAAAGTGATCAATGGCCTGAAGGCATACGACGCCAACAACACAGGCGACACAACGCCGACGAAGCGGCCGCTTTACTCACTGCGGACGAGTCGATGACGACGAGCGCGGAAATCCTCACCGATTGGAAGGCTCGCATTGAGGCGCTAATCCCGACGCATCGGGCTGGCACCGACGACAAGTACCAGGTTCAGATCGGCGTGCGGCATACCTACCTTGGTAGCCGAGCGGTGTTGTTGAGCTGCAACCCAGGGCGGCGCGTTTTCCCAGCGCAGGGTTGCTCCGACTGGGAAATGCAGGCGCTGGTTGAAGTCTGGTACGTTGACCAGCAGGGCGCCTACCTGCGGGCGGTCGAGGATGCCGAGCAGATTTGCGACGATCTCTACGACTGGATTGCGACGCAAACGGACATCTTGAAAGTTGAGCCGGATCTGGCCAATATCACGGGCGCGGACAACGAGCTGTCGATGTCGCGCAGTGTGCGCTTCACCTTCACCGGGCCTGCTTAGGAGACGACGTCATGGCAAACTGGACTGATTCCTCTCTCTCGTTCGCCATCCAGTCGGACCTCGTGACGCCGACTACGCCTGACGCCAACTTTGGCGGCAACGTGTTGGCGGCCAACAACTTCCGGCCGCTGCTGTGCGACACGCCCAAGGTGACCTTCAATACCGAGGTCAGCGAGCTTGATCTGCTGACCGGCCAAGTGGGCGCGGCGCCGGAAAAGATCGTGGGTCGTCGGTCGGGCACGGTGTCGTTTGTGGTTCCGCTGCAGGCGTTCAAGACCGGCTACGACCCGACCGCGGAGGATCCGGGCGAGGCCCCGGTCAGCGGCGCGGAGGTCATCCCGCCGTGGCTCGTGCTCGTCGCCAACGCCATGGGATGCGACGTCGGCAGCTTGGCCGGCGCCACGCTGGCTGACAAGAACACCAACTTTTGGCGCGGCACGTTCCTGTCTGTGTCGGACTACGGCGCCGCCGCTGTGGTCGCCGCCGGCACCAACGCCAACAACATCGAGGTGGCGAACGGCGCGCTGCACGCTGGCGGCCAGCTGATCGCCGCTGCCACGTCGGGCACGGTGGCGCCGGGCATTGGCTGGATCAAGACCAAGAACGCCAACGTCATGACGACCTTTGACCCGATCAAGGCGCCGCTTGCCAACTTCGACGACGACAACGCCAACATCTACGGCACGGCGTCGGCTTGGGTGACCAACGACCAGCCCGTGGCGCTGACCGCGCTGTGGACTGGCAACGACACGAAGTTCTGCTATGTCCTGACCGGCCTTGTGTGCGAGGCGTTCAAGCTGACGCTTGAGCCCGGCGCCACCCCGACCGCCGAGTTCACGTTCCGTTTCTACGACTTCCAGATGGACAAGACGCTCGGCGGCCTGCAGATTCCGGCCAGCTACACCCGCGCGCCGCAGCTCGTCGGCACCAAGACCGGCGCCGCCTACCTCGACAGCTCGATCAAGTGTGGTCTGGCTGGCCTCACGATGGAGTGGAAGGCGACGATCAACGAGACCATGTGCCACAGCGCTCCGCAGGCTGTGTCGGCGGTGAGCGTGGTCAAGCCGCGGATCGCGGTCAACTTCACGGCTCCGCACACTGACGGCGATACCGTCTACTCGGACGCGGGCGCCGCGGGCAACATCGGCTCGCACGTGTGGCAGTCGTCGCTCGAGCTGGGCACGACCCACAGCCTCGGCGTGTACGTCGGCGCGGCGATTGGCAAGTCGTTTTCGGTGCTGGTCCCGGCGGCTCGCGTGAGCGCGGCCCCGACTATCGCCGACGCCAACGGCGCGCAGACCTACACCGTTGCACTCGAGGCTGGCAGCTATACCGGCGACAGCTCGACCAACGGCGCTGAGACCTCGGACAACTGCCCGATCGACAGCATCTTCCGCATCGGCTTGGCCTAGGTTGGCCCGGTCGGGGCGCCTGCACCACCAGGAGCACCCATGGCCATCGTGACTACCAGCACGGCAAAAACCGTGCAGCTTGTCTACAGCGCGGACCCTGCGGTTACGCTGGAGACCAAGGCAGCAACACGACGCAAGGCGGCCCAGCTTGCGCGGGTGCGTAAAGCCGTCGGCGACAACGTGGCCGAGCTCGACAAGGCCGAGGCGGCGCCGCTGGATCCGTGCTTTGTCACGCTTGACGAGGCCAAGTCGGCGGCCGGTGCGACGCTGTTTCGGGTGCGGGCGTTGAGCTGGCTGGAGTACCAAGAGGCCGAAGCCATGGCGCCGGAAGCGCAGATCATGCGGCACATGGAGCTGGGCCTCGTCGACATCGACGGCGACAGGGAAGCGGCGGCGAAGTTTCGCGCCGACCCGGTGGCATCGCTGGTCGTGCCGCTCTATCGCGCGATCGTCGACCTCACATGGGGAAACTTGCCGGGGTCGTGATCGACGGCAAGGCCGCGACCTGGGCAACGACACTGCCGCACTTGCTGAGCATCTGGCGCAAAGAGGGATTCTACCGGCGCGCGGTCTGGCTGTGCCGCTGCGAGCATGGACCTTGCGACGAGGTGCCAGAGACCGAGGACGGACCCGCGGAGCTGCCGGGCGGTGCTTGGTCTGTGTGCCCTTACGGCGTCTTGCGCGGCCTGCAGTTTCGGGCGTTGGTGAACCTGCACGAGTGCGCTAAGATCAGCCCGTTGGCTGGCTGGCCAGAGGCGTTTCCAGCTTGGCTAACGTGGGGTCTTGCGACGCTGCGGGCGCGACTGGAGGCGGGCAAATGAGCACGGTTGCGGCAAGTCGGGTCGACGTCAAGATTGCGGTCGACGCACAGGGCAACGCGAGCCGCGTGGTCAAGCAGACTCGCGACGAGCTCGACGCCATGGGCAAGTCGGCGCAAGCGGCAACGGCCAATGCCGGCGGCGGGATGGCCAAGTTCGCAACGCTGGCGCAGCAATCAGCGAGCAAGATCGGCGGCGCCTTTTCGGCAGTCAACGCGGTGCTCGGCGGTACCAATCCGATTATGCAGAAGCTGGGCCAGTCGTTCACGGCTGCGGGCGCGGTAGCGACCGTCATACCGGGTCCGATCGGTATTGCTGCTGCCGCGATGACCGGCCTAGCTGTGGCGACCTACAAGTTTATCGAAGCGGCCAACGAGGCCGAAGCTAAAACCAAGTTTATGCGCGGCGGTGCTGGCTCGGAAGGCATGGCCGCGCAGCTGGGCATCACGCAGGACGCAGCGATCAAGGTAAGCGCGGCGCTCGAGCAGATGACCGACCAAGGCATCCGGCCGACGTCGACAGAGCTGCGCGCGGTGCGGGATCGCGCTGTGGCTATGGGCGCCGACGGTAGCAAGGCTGTCGAGCAGTACCTTGCCGCATGGGCCAAGGGACCGGACGCGCTTATCGCGGTGCAAGCTGAGATCGGCAACCTCGGCATTAAGAATCTGGGCGAACTTGGCGCATCTATCGGCCTGTCGCGGGAGTCGCTTGGGCTCGAACGCGACTTGACTGATCAGAAGGTGCAGCAGTCTGAGCTGTTGAAGGAAGCGGCGCAGATTCAAGCATCGATCGCATTGACGGGCAGGCAGATCAGCGAGAGCGAACAGCGCGATCTTGACCTAGTGCGGCAGAAGGCGACGGCGCTGGAGATCGAACTTGCGGCCCAACGGCAGCTTGCGCGCGAGCAGCGCGCGTCAGAGCAGAACAGCACGCTGGCCAAAGGCCGGGCGACGCTGCTCGACATTGCGGCGACCCAAGAAAAGCGCAAGACGGTCGCCGAGGTGATTCGGATTCAAGCGATTGATGAGCGACTGGCCGACGTCGCGGCGCGCATCAATACGCTTTACCGCAACCGCAATGCTTTGTCGCAGGAGGACTACGCCATCAAGGCGCAGGCGCTGCAGATCGAGCAGGCGCAAGCCGAGGCTGCAAAGGCCGCGGTATTCCAGCAAGCGCAAGCCGATCGTGTCGCGCGCCAGCAGGCCGCCGCCGCGAAGAACAAGGAACGCATTCAAGCCGAGACGGACGCGACCATCAAGCTGGCGCAGGCCGAATCGCAACTGGCGACGCAGCGGGCGAAGGTACCAGGAGCGGATCCTGATGTGCTCGCGTCCCGCCTCCGAGTCATCGATTTAGAGGAAGCAGCCGCAACGCGGGCGGCCCGGCAACGTGCAAACACCGTGCGCGGTCGGGAAGCTGAACTGCGCGCTATAGAACTGAACGCCAACAACGAGCGCGAGGCCGCACGCAAGGCAACCGCCGATGCCGAGGTTGAGCGCAGCCGGAAGGTTGTCGAGCTGAAGCGCGCCGCGTTTGAGGAGGAACTACAGGCCGAGATCGAGACGCAGGCCAAGATCGACGAGCTATCGAAGGCGCAGGCCGCCCGCGAGATCGAGCAGTTGCGCAAGCGCGGCGATGTCCACGGCGCAACGATGCTGGAGATCCAGACCGCCGAAGCGCAGGCCGCTGCCAACATCGAAAAGATCAACCGCGACCTTGCGATCAAGCTGACCGGCATCGACGAACAGTCCGAGCTTGCCGCCAAGGAGCGCTTGCTTGCTGACCAGCAGATTGCGGCAGAACGCCAGAAGCTGGCCGATGTTACAGCCGCAGCCTTCACCAAAGAGAGCGATGCGATCGTCGCCAGCTTCAAGACCAAGCTATCGACCGTCGACGATGCGATCCAGAATACCTTGGGAGCCAGCGCCGATCTCGTGCAGTCTGGCTTTGCGCGAACTGTTGAGGCAAAGCAGAACGCGATCGATGCGTTGAAAGCGTTGCAGGAAAACTCGGCCAACCTTAACGAGGCCGACCGCGCCGACCTCGATGCACAGGTGAAGGCGCAAGAGAAGATCTACCAAAAGCAGATCAAGGGCCTGCAAGACCAAGCCAAGCAAGCGCAAGAAACCATCAAGTCTGTGCAATCGTTTGGCAAGGGTATCGCCGGTATCGTCGGCAATGTGCAGAAGGGATCGCAAGCGCTGGCCGCTTTCCAGAAGGCGGCCGACGCGGGCAACGTCGAGCAGATGGCGACGGCCAACGAAGGGCTGACCAACGCTATCGACGGCACGATTGCAGCCAGTGGCGCGGCTGCTACCGCATTCATCGAGGACGAGCAGACCAAGGCAGCCATCCTCGCCATCACCGAGACCGCTGCCAGCGTGGCAGCGTTCGCTGGTGGCAACATCCCCGGTGGCATTGCTCACGCGGCCTCGGCGGCCATCTATGCCGGCGTTGCAGGTGGAGCTATCCCGACCGGCGGCGCTGGCACGGCTGGCACGGCCACGGCTGGCGCGACCACCGGCGGCGGCGGCGCAGTCACTGGCACAACCGGCGAGGCTGGCGGCGGCGGTGGTGGCGTTACTCAAGTGTTTAATTTCAACAAGGGTTTTGTGGTCGGCTCTACGCAGGAAGTTGCCAAGGGCATCAGCGGCACGTTGCGCAGCGTGAACGGCACCGGCTACGACCGGCGCAAGGCGGCCTGATGCTGTCGATCGAAACAACCGAAGCGTGGGCTTGGACCATCACGGTGCAGATCGGCGCCAACGTCGATACCTACACCAACGCCGAGCGGTCGACGTTCGACACGCTACAGGCCTTTGTCGCGTGGGCCAGTGCGGCAGCAAGGCCTTGGGCAGACACGGTGCTTTGGCGGTGGAGCTGGTCTCAGGACGTGGCCACTGGCGGCGCAAAGGTGACGCTCGGCAGCACCGATGCTGCGACGTTGACGATGTCCGCAGGGGCGACGGCACGGTTGGGCATTGCCTCAGGTGTCGGCACTATCTTTGTCGGCACGTCGCCGGCCTCGGGAACGTGGGCGCCGGGGCCTGTGGGGGTGCTGGCGGCGGTGTTGGATATGCCGTTTCTTGGCGACGAGGGCGTCACGTCGGCAACGGGTGCAGTGCGGCCCGGCGTGCCAGGTCTCGCCGGTCGACGGCCGATTGTGTCGGGCACGTGTGACGCGCTGCAGCACGCGCGCTTGATCAGCATCCTGCGGCTGGCGAGCAACCCGCGGCGCGGCTGGGTGTACCAACGACACACAGCGACATGGATCGATGTCGCGGTCGGGGGCTATACTCGGCAGCCGGTCAACAGCCTGTGGTGGCGCGTTGCGCTTGAGGTCGGCGGCGAGGTGCTCTGATGGCGGTGCTTGAGGCGTACCTATACAGCGAGAGCGTGACGGACGACACGTTTCCGTCGCTGTGTGTGGACGACACGATCATTGTCACTGAGGGCGCTACGACCAGCGAAGTCCGCCTGGGCACGCCACAACGGTTCACGGATGCGCTAGTGATCTGGGCGACCGAGTGCAACAACGCGCTGCCGGGCTTCTACCAGTTCAGCTACAACGCCACGACGCGCCGAGTCACCATCAGCTGCACTAACGCAATCAGCTTTACCTTACCGGGCAACGTCCGCAAGGTGCTCGGATTCTCGGCGCAATCCTACGGCCCCGGCGTTAGCTTCACGGCAGAAGGCCCGCCGGCTGCAATCGTCGAGCTCGCGGCCTATGAGTGCGCGCCAGCCGACGACGCCGCCA